ACACCTTCTGAGTATGTCTCAGTATCACCCTGCCACTCAAAGTCACGTGTCTTGAACGAGATAGCCTGAGTAGAGATTGTATCTAAGTCACGGTCATAGGTAATGTAGAATGGCTCAAGGCCTGCAGATACTACAACAAGATCACCGTTGATTGTAGCAAGCTGTACCTTAAACTGCCCAGCACCTTCAGAGCCTGCAAACTCAAAGGCAGTCAAGTCTACAGAGAAAGACTTCTGTTGACCTGAGTAAGGTTCTTGGGCTGTGTTGTAGAAGTACATAGTAGGGCCAGCTTGTACAACTACGAAGTCAAGACCAGCTACACCGCCTACGTTTCTCCAACGGCCTGTGTTGAAAGCAAAGGTGTTACTAATAGAAAAGGTGGACAAGGCATTGCTACCCTCCACCTTAACTGCCAGCCTACGCCGACGAGAACCATCACGATTAAGCAGACAGTTCAGTTCATCAATAGAAGCATCCTCAGGAAAGGTAAGTTCACCCGCCTCAGTTATCAGACCCTTGACGAATGTGTTCACTACCTTTTGTGTTATTCTCTGAGCCATCTTTTTGCTTCTTCCGTTCTTCTCTTGCTTTGCTGAAGTTCTCTCGACGGGCTGCTGTGCTTTCCTTCTTATTGCGAAGGTAACTCTCTACAGCTTTCTTAGCATTGTGGATGCTAGAGTATTTGCCAGAGAGTTCCGCAGGGATCAGACCCTTCTCAAACTTTACTTCAAAGAATATAAAACCATCTTGGGACTTCTCAATAAGGATGTTAGACACCAGCTTATCGGACTTGCAAACACACCGTTGGTTGACGGTATCTTCTTCAAACTTGACCATTAATGTCTCCCATAATGAGGTCTCTTGTTTGCACGTTTAGTGCGGTACATATCGTTCTGTGTGTAAGACTTGAGGCGACGAGCAGCCTGCTCAATCTTAGGATCACTACCTGACTTGAACAGAGAGAAGCAAGTAGACTTAGCTTCAGCAAGCAGGAGTGGCAGCATAGTATCGTCTAGGTCAGGCTCAAAGTTATCAGTCTGACTAAAGGTCGGGTACACAGTGCCATAGGCTCGTGTCTTAGACTGCTGAAGTGTGCTGTCTACAGAAGCATCGTAAGCATCCATGACAATGTGGAGGTCATCAAAGCTAGTGTAGTAGCTAGGCATACGGTCATTACGGATGTATAGAGGTGTGCCACCTGCTACATCAGTAGTTACTACAACACCACTAGCCTGTTCATCCATACGGTTCAGGAAGTCTAGTGGCTCAACGAATGTAATATCAGACCAGTTAGCACCCGTTGTACCAATGTTATACTGAAGTATCTCAATCTCTTTGACGTTAGCTGGATAGTAGAAGTGTGTAGGTCTTGCACTATCAGAGAGAGAAGTAACCTGTAGGAGTTGCTTATGCTCAGGGATCTCACGAGCAGCAATGATATTGTAGTAGACATCTTCAACTACAGAGGCAATCTGTTCAGCTTCTACTGTATCACTAATGGAGTTCACAGCCTCTGAATCCATATCGTTCAGGATGGACTGGACTATTTCGAGGAGTGTACGTTTCATTAGCTAGGTACTCCTGTGATGCGTAGGTACGCAGATGCAAAGTTAATAGTTGCTGCAGCATCAGCCTTAACGAATACTTCTACATAGTCATTAGTATTTAATGTAGTGTTGAAGGCTGACGTAATCTGGTTCCAAGCACCAGTAGCTGCAGTTGCTACAACTCGACTACCAGAGAGTGCTACACCATTCTTATAGATAACTAGCTCAACTTGCTTATCGCCACCAGAAGACTGTTGAATAGAAGCTGTGAATGTAATGGCTGTAGAAATGCTCTCAGAACCATCGTAACGAATACGAGCATTAGGTGAAGCTAGTCCAGTAAACCCATTGTTGTCGATAAGATTAAAGGTAGGGTTTAGTGCAGTGTCTGATGTAGTAGTAGAGTGAGCATAAGGAGAGCCAGTAGAGAATGTAATATGTCCACCTACATGACGGTGGTTTTGCGTCCATACACCACTACCAGAACCATTGGAAATATAAACATCTCCACTAGAAGCAGAGGCTACACCCTTAGGCTCATGGAGATATGGATCAGTGAGTGTTGAGTGGTTTACATTAGCCATACTAAGTTCCTTAGTTAGTGGTAGGTATATACAGGGTATACCGTCTGGGAGACAAAGAAATTATACAAGGTATTTCAAATCTGTCAACAGTTAATTAGAAAAGTGGGTAGGGGAACCCCGTTAAGGATTCCCCCTGAAGTTTTATGCTTCGATGTACTCAAGAACAAGCTTGGCAACACCTGCTGTGAATGTACCAGTAACAACTGAAACCGAGACGTAAGCATCGTCGGAAGCAGAGATTACAGTACCAACATCAGCACCGTCACATACGTGACCAGCATTGATTTCAGCAAGAGTAGCTGCGTCAACGATACCGTCGGCATCAATAGCAGTACCTGCTGCGTCAACAAAACCAAGGTCAATGCTTGTACCGCCAGCAAGGGTAGTAGTAGCAAAGAGTGTGGCTGACTTCAGGAAAGAGCCTGCTGGGATAGCAGCATCTTCACCGTTGTTGAAATCAACAGCACCAGCCGTTGCGTCAACAGTTACAACCATAGTTTTGAGGGCAGGAACAGCATTCAAACCATTGTTTGCTGGAGTACCTGCATCGCCATCTGTGAGAACCCGAAGGCCATCTGCGTTAGTGTAAGACATTGTTTAGGCCTCCTTATTAAACGTTAGGGTTAGAGATGATGCGAATCATGTTCTCTGGACGGTAGAGTTTAACGCCGTAACGACCAGTTGTCACAAACTCGTGACGTTGGAAGTCTTTGTTGTACTCATAATCCACCTCTGGCTCCTGACGCCATGCGCCCACGAATGGGTTCACAGTTGCATTTGCAGAGAAGAACAAGTTAGCTTTACCGTTCACGGACGAGAAGTCCTGAGCAGTAGAACCATCACGTTCGTTCAGAGCACTGTCTGTTGCATCGGCCAAGTAGTTCGATGTGTAAACATCAAAGCCATAGACGTTTGCAACAAAACGCATACCAGTTGCGATACCATCACGAACAAGACCTTCAAACATTGGGTTGTTAGCAACGCCAACGATGTTTGTCAGTGTGTTCAGTTGGAACTCAACTGATGGGTCAACGATTGCAACCATTGCTTGGTCTGGAACATTGGCTTTCTTCAGTGCATAACGTGCGTATGCAAAGTCTTCAAGTTCAATGCGACCTGCGTTACCGCCAGCAACACGGTGGGCAACACCGTCGATTGCTTCAGCAGAGTTAGCTGCAACACCAGCTTCAGCAGCAGCCATAGTGGTGCTTTCGAAGTGCTCCATGATTGCACGTTCTTGCTCAGGCACAAAACGAGACATCAACTCAGCAGAGTAGAACACATCTTGCTCAGCTTTCTTAGTCATGTAAGTAGCTGAAGACAGGTACTTATCAACTGAGAACGTGAACTCACCTGTGTCCAGTGGACGGTAGGTGACTGCAGTGTCTTCTGCATAGTTGTCAACTTGTGCTTGACCGATTGATGGGATGTGGAAGGTGTTACCGTCTGGGAAACCTTCGAGCATACGGACGTACCGTTGTGCTTGCATCTCATCCCGCAAAATCTCCTTAAGCTCGGTAGACCAAATGTCCGTACGAGTAAGGAGAGTTGAGTTGGCTGTAGTCATTGCCATGATTTACTTCTCCAATTAGATTCCAAATTTACTACCAAGGCGGTTCTTATCTTCCATAAGTTGCCGTTGTACCTTGGGTGTGTAGTAAAGGTTACGATTTTCTCGACGGAGCTTCTGGTAATAGTCCCAGTTGCGATCTGTCGAGGCTTGCATGTTGACACCTTCTGTGCGAACCGATCCTTGTACCATAGGGCTAAAGGATTTCTTTGGTTCACCAATAAGGCTAAAGAAAGCTGTAGGACTTTCGGCAGCAATTTCTTGCATACGTTCAAGGCTAATTCCTAGCTCTTGTGCTTTCTTTTGGATTGTAGCTTTGGCTTCTGTGCCGTAGCTCTTCTCCAGTTCCTGATCCACAATTGCAAGGTTCTGCTTTACAGTAGTCTCTTGCTCTCGTGCAGTCAGTGTCTGTTCAACAAGGCTCTTCAGGTCATCCTCACTCAGATTAGGGTTGGTGTTCCCGTCTGAAGTGCCACCATTATTATTGTTGTTGGGCATTGCAGTTTTCGCAGTGGTGGGATCTGCGGCCTTATCCTGCAACTGGTCGAGAAGTGATTTGGCATAGTCCTGTTTACTCATGTCTTCTCGCATCTGGGCTAGTTGACCTTCCAACTCACTGATGTAGTTGTCAGCCTCTAGTTTACCTTTTGCTAAGACTTCAGGGTCTTTCCAATTCTCTCCCTTTGCCTCGACGAGCTTAGCTACAAATGACTCCTGTGGTGGGGTAGTCTCTGTAGTTTGTTGCTCTGCCTGAGTAGTCTGTTCGGTTTCAGAACCCTCAGTAAATACACTCATGTGTTATTCCTTGTCTATTGTGATTAACTTCAGCATATCCTCAAGCACTTGGTTGTACTCGTTGACTGCCACTTGTTGATACTCCCAATTAGGTGTATCGTAATCACGAACAGAAGATTTCTTTTTATATTCCTGTTCGAGAACTTTTCGAAGTTCGTCAAAAGCATATCTAAATGCGAGAACTTCTTGTTTTCTTTTCTCACGGGCAGTACCCTTGAGACCTTTAAGCCAGACAGCTTTCATTATTTCTTTTTCTTCTTGTTGATAAGCATCATGTCTTGGGCATTGTACTTTGCGCCTTTGTTGCCACGAGCCACTGCACCCTTAGCTGCAAGATCCTTTGGACGAGCTTTAGGGCGGAGAGATTTCTTAGGTGCTTTCATAATTATATTCCCATTTCTTGAGCAACCATAAGCTGCTCTTGGTTAATAGCTTCAGCCTCTTGCATCTGCTGTTGTGTTTCAAGTTGTTCACTAACTGCAATGTTCTCACTGAACAGTGTAGGTTCACCAAGCTCATCGGCTAGGATACGAGCAAACTCTTTACCTGACATGTGTGCTGCTACAGAAGGATCAGAGAGTTTGATCTGGTAGAGTTGTGTAAGGTTCTGTACCCGACGAGCACGTTCAGCAAAGTGACGAGCACCTACTGGTACGATCTTACCTGTGGCTGTAATGTCATCCTTGGTGATTGACTTAAAGAGTACAGCACCTGTAGCATCGTCCATGACACGGATAGTGTCTGAGACATTCATGTTGCGACGAGAGACTTCAAGCATTGCATTCAAGATTGGCTCAAGGAACACACGTTCAAAGTGGGCAGTCTTGTGTTCGAAGATACGTGAGGCTGCGTTCTGTAGAGACTGCACCTCAAAGGCTGTCTTCTCGCCTGCAGTACGGATACCCATAGCTTGCTTAGGAGCACCAGCCATCTCTTCCATCTTGTCCTCTAGCAGCCTAATTTGCAGGTCTGCTTGCAATGCTGTAGCATCAGGTACGAGGTAGCCTACGTCACCCTCTTCACCCATGTAGATACGGGCTGCAGGTTCGAAGTCGAAGTCTTCTACGTCACCCTTGATCTTCAGGATTGGGTAAGCAATCTGATCGAAGACATCTGACTTGAGGTTCTCTAGGTGGTCGATACGGTACTGCATACCTACCAAGTTATCTAGTGGCCCCATAGCATAGAGGTTGTCAGGACGAGGACGCCAGCCAGCATGGAAGATAGGAGCACTGCCCAACCAGCTAGGGTTCTCTTCATTGGCTAGTACGTAGGCTCGGTCTACTACAGTAATCACACGGTCACTGTGGAGTTTACCAGACACTGTGTCGTAGAAGTCACCGTAGAAGGTAAGGATCTCTACATAGTCCGATTCGTAGTACTGTTGGATAGATGTAAAGCCATCAGCAATGTAGCCATCAGCCTTAGCAAATGTACTCTCACCTGAGCCACGGACTGCAGCACGAGCACCCATCATCTTGTTAAAGACCTCAGACATGTAAGCCTTGGAGGGGTCTTCTTCAATCATCTTCTTAATCTCACCAAGGGTCTTGATAGACTTGATGATCTTAGGAGCTTTCTCGAAGCTAGAAGCTGTAGGGTTAAAGCAGAGATCGTAGGGTGAGATACGTACTACACGAGGGCCTACGTAGTTTACAACATAGTCACCTGACTCTTTTACTTGGTAGCTGTCTTCCCAAGCTACAGTAGCAAAGCAGTTGCCGTACTGGATGTAATCGTACAACAGATCAGAGGCTACGTTAGTGAAGCTAGACTGACGGATCTTGTTGTCCATGTAGGCTTGGATCACATCACGTTTAGCTTTAACCTGACCATCCTTTGAGTCAGCCTCGAACCGCATCCACTTCTGTTGTGGGAACAAAGTAGCAAAGTAGTTAGCATGGAGGTTGTCCATGATCTGTGTCAGCTTAGGTGTAGTGGTGCTGTTAGACCAAGGCAACATAGCATTCTTAGTTGTGCTAGTGTCTGTAGCATAGAGGTAGTTACGGAGTTCTTTCCACTCCTCTACCTTTGTCTCACGAAGGTTAGACCACTCACGCCAACGATTAGCAATCTCAGTCGCCATGTGATCAGGCCCAAGAACCTGTTCGATTTCGATTGTTTCACCAGCCATTAAGAGGCTCCTCTAAATCTACTGTTAGCCCAGACGATGTTGTTCTTCTTGCTTCTGTTGATAGTACGAGAAGGTTTAACTGCAATGTCTACAGCAGAAGCTAGGGCATCTTTAATATCGTCGTGAGGTGGGTTACGTGACATCAACTCTTCCTCAAGAGTTTGGATGTTACCCCCTCGGTAGTGCCACATCTGAAGGTTGTCGTACCGTGGCTCTAGGGTAGAAGCTATTCGTTCTTCTTTGTTACCCTGATGTTTGTTAGGTCGATACTCATCAATACTAAGAGACAGACCATGTTGCTTGACGAGTTCCTTGAGTTGCTTAACGATAGCCTGTTGAGCTACTGTAACCTCTGCTCTCATCTTCCTGAACGACCACTTACCTACTAGCTGGAAGATGTGTTCAAAGTATTCTGAGATACGATCTGTACGGAACCTATCAATGTCTAGGATGTATATGTTATTCTCTGCGTCTACACCTACTACAACAATGGCTGTGTAGTCAGCTTTCTTTGAGAGACTGAAAGCAAAGTCAATAGATGCGTAGACGTTTAGCTTCTTCTCTTTGTAGAACCAGTAACCATTCTCTTCTACTAGGTGCTTACGTTCGTAGTACTGGAACTTCTCAGAGCCTACTGGTACGTTGTCTGGGTCACTAGGGTCGTTGTAGTACTGTGCTCTAAACTGTCCCTTGTCGAGGTACTGTCCTCGTTTCTTAGCTAGGATCTGCTTAGTGAAACCAAAGTACTTACCATCCTTACGTTGCTGTTGAGGCCACAAGAACTCTCCAGTCCCATCTCCCCGATCCTCTACTGCTCTCTCAAAGATCTCGTAGATGTTATCTTCAGCAACCTTATCACCCTCTGCGTTGTACTGATCCTCAACCATCTGCATCAGATCATTGTACAAGTCAGCAGGATGATACCTAGTACCTACTACCCACTCCTTAGCATTAGCTCCTTCGATAGACGAGAGAAGAGAATACTGAGACTTAACCTTGTTACGACCTTCACCTGTGTAAGCATTCTCGTAGACTACAACGTCATCCAAGACAGCAATGTCACAGTGCATACCTGTGAGGGAAGTTGTAAGACCACCAGTAAACACTGAAGGGTCACGTACATTCTCTTTCTTACGAGAGGGGTGGTCCAACATAATCTCTGAGTTGGTCCACCGTGTACGTTTACCTTCGTCACTATTAACATGCTCAGGCCAGTAACGACGATAAGTATCCGAAGTAAGGATACCCTTGATAAACCCTAGTTGTTTCTCCGCAAGATTTGCGGTGGCTGAGATATATAATATCCGCAGGGTAGGGTCTTTAGTTAGCTCCCAAGCAACTCGGTAGGCAATCAAACGAGACTTACCGTGGTCACGTGGAAAGAGTAGTAGTTGGTGTGTCTTGTGATTAGGCCGTGTCCACCAGTTACATACGTCCTCGTGACACTGACCTAATACTTGCTCAGGAGCTACCAATTTAATAAAGCTAACTAAGTCATCCTCAGCAGCTTTTCTGATTTGATTTAATTCTACCACGTGGCGGTTACCTGTGTCAAGAGTATTATTGTACGAATACGTCCTTAGAGCCGAAGTCACGGTTGTCTGAGATACGGAGGACTACAGTACCAGAAGAATATCCTGAGACAGTTGCACGGTAGTAGACTTCTTCAGCATCGAAGCCAACACCCTCGTAGTTACCTGTGAAGGTGTCTACAGCAAACCAGTTAGTCTTATCCCAGCTACGTTCTACAGTGACTGTAGCAGCCCATGTACCTGAGATTGACAAGTTGAAGTGACCGATGATCTGTAGGGCATCTGTGCTGCCGTTAGCTGTAAGGGAAGCTGTTACGTTAGCCATTGTTACTCTCCCTCAACTTGAGCAGCAGCATAAGCAGCCTGTGCTTCAGCAGTAAATGTAGCCTGAATGATTGCCAGCACATCTGCGTCTGGCTCTGCAAGGAAGTCATCACCAGGCGTAACCACACGGCGGTGGAAGTTGCGTGATAACTCAACGCCATCCTCTGCAATGATGGTGGCTGTGCGAACCTGAATGACGGGATAACCCGCAGCCAGTTGCAAGACCTCGATCTTG